ACAATCAAAATGGATCCATCTATGCAAATAGATATCGAGTCTTTAGTTAGCATCACCGGAAATGGTGGCTATAGCGACATCTTGGGCAATGGCTGTGGCTATGGCTATGGCTATGGCTATGGCTATGGCGATGGCGATGGCGATATTGGCGATAACTATGGCGATGGTCGCGGCGGTGGCGATGTCGGTTGTAATGGCGTTTGGAGATGAATATGAACAGCGTAGATATTGATTCCTTTATAAGCACCACCGGTTGCGGTGGCTATGGCGATAACTATGGCTGCGGCTATTGCTATGGCTATGGCGATATCTTGGGCGGTGGCCGGGGCGATGGCTATGGCAACGGCTATGTCGGTATCTATGGCTATGGCTGCGGCGATGGCTACGGTATTCGCTATCGCGGTGGCGATTACGGTGATGGCTATGGCGGTGGCCGAGGCGGTGGCGGTGGCTACGGTATTCGCTATCGCGGTGGCGATTACGGTGATGGCTATGGCGGTGGCCGAGGCGGTGGCGGTGGCGTTTGGAGATGAATTTATGAACAACGTAACTGAACTAGGAAAGCTTTTAGTTATAAAAAACAAATTAAGACTTAAGGAGAGATTAATAAAATATGCTGAGGCACTTAAAAAGCACTATTCCGACAACGGAGCTGAACGCCAGACAGTTGATGATTCTAGTAGAATCGAGCTTGGAAGAGATGGGGATACAATATCCCGGTGCATGGCAGTTGAAACTAAACTTAAACAATCATGAAGTAAGAATTGTAAGAGATGTTTCTGGTCGAATCAGCGTTGAAGGATGTGCCGCACGAAACGAAGAAAGCGTTTCTAGCATACCACAAACAAAACCCTGAGATATGGAAAGCAATTGAAGAAACTACTCTTAAAATTATGCGGCAAATTTTTAAGGAGAGATATGGACAAAGCGAATTACATAAATAAGTTGGTAGAACTAACGTCTAAGCAAAAACTTGCACTAAAAACAGAAGGCATAAAAAGTCTTGGTTTATACATTGTAAGAAGCGTGTGTAAGAATTGTGGAGCAAGAGGGCATACGGTTTTCGATTGGCAGGAAAAAGCGACTTTCGAGAATGCCTATTGTGGTCGCTGTGGTTGTGAAGGGTTTGTAGAGATTGAGGAATATTAACCACCACGGAGAGCAAGTCATGAGGAACAAAACAATAACAGACTGTGAAGGCAGTCTTGTACTCCCGGGCGATATACTAATGAACATTAATGCAAACGATCCATTTCAATATTTCGTTTGCTTTAAATACAACGAGAACTCTGATGCTGAGATACGCGACTTAAACACTAACAATATTGGCACCGACACAAGATGCAATCTTATCAACATAGGTCACTTTAGCAATCACTTAGATAAACTATGCCAGGATGATCTTCAGTATTACTTCGGTATCGATTTATATAAAGTTAGAGCCAACAGAGCTCTTGTTGAGATTAGGAAGGCTAAATAAGCAGAGGAATTTAAGGAGATAGAGGAGAGCAAGTCATGAAAAAGTTTAAGGCATGGGCAATCGTCGATAATAATTTCAAAGGAATTAATGGAGTTGGCGTATACAAACTCACTATGCACCACAGAAAAGATAGCGCTCATCTTTCGGTAGAAAAGGGGATGAAGGTAATTCAAGTCGAAATACGCGAGGTGAAAGCGAAGAAGAGGAGGAGGAGGAGAGATCGGAAAGAAGACCCCCAGTTCAAATGTACTGTGGAAAAGTATTGGAATCCTCTGCACCGGAACCTCATATTACAAAGAGGATCACTATCCAGGGTGGGACATACTAGGGGTTAAAACAGAATACGGGCAGATTAGCTATCATATCCCAGCTAGTTATAGGCAGTATTATCGACAGTATATGCAAAGCAAAGACGTTTCTTCCTGTTACTCTATGACGCATGATACCGAGCCGCTCAAGCTATTCTACTATAAAGAACACGCATATAGAGCCAGCTATCCAGAAGATGAAATTGTTAGAGTTGAGATTAGAGAGGTGAAGAAATGCAAGAAGAAAAAATAATCATATTGCGACGGTTGAAAACTAAAGACGGCATAGTTTCTCGTATTGAAGAGATGTCCGAATATAGGCCGAAAGTAACTACGATTTGCAAAGATAGAAAGATGTCTATGCGGGTTTCAGAGCATGAACCACCTACCCATAGACCTATGGATACTAGGGAATATGTAGAGACTAAAAGAGTCCATGCGATGTTAATCGAGATGGAAGAAGTCTAAGAAGAGAGGGGAAGAGATGAGCACCTGGATCAAAGCAAGCGAGAAGATGCCGGAGGTTGGGCGCAATATTTCAATGCGTAATCCTAATGAAGAGGGAGAAGGATGGGAGTACAGCAAAGGAATAGTTAAAGTTACTGATAGATTTAGATATTATATTTCAATTCCTGTGGAGTATAGGCCGATTCCATGCGTAAGGTATCATGACTATTTTGAAAAGCGTACCGAATGGCAATATTTAGAGGAGTGATATGAACGAAAAGCACGTCGAGTTTTTCAACGAACTGAAAGAGCTACTGAAGAAGCACTCTGCAAATATCATGTGGTCAAATGACTATTTGATATTTAGCTTTAAGGGCAATCATAACGGAAGATATTACCAATGCGCTAAATTTCTATTCGCTTCCGAGACAGCTAACACTTTCGACGGGATCGAACTTGTCACAACTCAGAGGGTGTTTAAATGAGCAATTTTAAACTTTTAGCAATTGATGAATTGAAAAGATTCGAAAAGCTTAAGAGGTATAGAGTTCATGCTCGTAGGGCGATTAAAGACCTACAAAGAATTGCCGAGATGTGGAAGCAAATAGCGCTTAAAGAAATGTCTGAATGCTCTAGGTGGAGAGCTGAGTATAGTTTAGAGCTACATAAAAGATGCGAGTTAGAGAAAGCAATCGAAGCAACGAAGGAGGGGAAATGAGCTGGAACGTAAGAGAAATGAAAGAAGGTACCTGGATGTGGAGAGACGACTTGTCTGGCCTACATTTTATATTTTTAGATGGGAATAAATCAAATCGTACTCCAGATATGCCATATAAAGAGTGATGAAACAATGACACCCGTAGAATACTGGAACAACAAGCTTGATAAAGCTCTATGTATTGCTTTCTATATTAAGCGAATTATAGATGGCAGAAATCCAAAAGAGCTACTAGCACGAATAGAAAAAGAGCAGGAAGAGATTCATGCAGCGTTGATTGAGGCAGAGAAAGCAGAGAAAGAGGACCCAAATATATGAAACTACTTCGAAAGATAATGTGCTGGATGGGTTGGCACAAAGCTAAATATTATAAAGAAAAGTGCCATTGCTATGATATGGCAGCTTACTGGGAAATGCGTAATGTTGTTACTGTGTGCAGTAATATATATGGGTATCACTGGAAAGCTAAATGCCGTCACTGTGGAAAACAATTATGGGTATCACTGGAAGGCTAAATGCCGTCACTGCGGAAAAAGATTATGAGCAATAAACTAGAAAAGCTTACGCCTGAGCAGGAAAAAATATTAATCGAAGTACGGGATGAGTGGATGAATAAACTCTATTCTTTGCCGCCTTTGAATGAAGAGAAGGCGCGAGAGGGAGTATGATCCGTTCAAAAAAATAATGAAAAAGGTAATGGATTAACAAAAATAAGCAAAAAAACAGTTAAAGTATTAGCGATTTAAGGTTTCACTTTTTTTTCATAAAGCTTAAAATCAAATTGAGAGAGTTCGCTTTTTGGTTTTTAAGGGGAGCCGCTAAAGAAAAGAGTAGTTTTGCATGGGCTATTCACCCGTCTTTAGTGGCTCCCCGATGCTTCAAAGTTCACAAGGAGAGTTACCTAGTACGCATACCCCTTATGCGCCTACTTAAAGGTTTCAGCGAACTCTCTCCACTCTTAAGCTTCTATAATTCTTCCAGTTGAAAACTACATAGAAACTGTCATCATGAACAAATGGGATCAGTCCTCACTGAGCATCAAATCCAAGCTTCAGTCTTTGACTGGATTAAGATTAAGCAGCTTTCTAATCCTATTTATAAAAACGTAGTCGCAACACCAAACGGGGCCCATTTAGCTCGTGGCCCCATATCCTACAACAGACTTAAGGCAGAAGGGTTCTCTCCAGGTTTTCCTGATATCTCGGTATTAGTTCCAAAGAAATCACCCGATGGTTTCATATTCCACGGACTATTTATTGAACAAAAAAGACCTAAAGGAGAGCTATCCGAGAATCAAAAGGATTGGCTTAAAAGATTAAATGAGGCTGGTTACATAGCTATCGTTAGTTTTTCAGCAGAAGAAACTATAAAAATCATAGAGGATTGGATTGAAAGAAATGGAGCGCCCACCAGAAAAAAAAATACCTAGACAATATATACAACGTGACTACAAAGGTCCTCCAGAAAGGCATTTATTATCAGAGATTCTTTTAAGAGCGATGAGAGACGTGCTTAATCATGAAGCTGACAATATAAAAAACAAACGTAGTGCAATTAAATGGCTTAAATTAAACGATCCAATAATAGAAGGAGAGAATCTTCATCCTTTTTCATTTGAATGGATATGCTGGGAGCTAGATATAAATCCAAAAGTAATTAAGAAAATAGTTATAATGATGAGAAAAAAAGGACTTACCATTATAGTATAATTAATTTACATATAGGATATTACATATATGTTATCAGTTGCACAGGTTTCTAATATTTTGAATACAAGCGATGCTTATGTAAGAAGACTGTGTCGTCTTGGACGAATAAGAGCCACCAAAGTTGCTAGAGACTGGGTTATCACTACCCGCGAATTTGATTTACGGAATATGTTTCCAAAAACTATCTCAGAAAATTGGAAGGAAAAAAGAGGAATTCCTAAACGCGCTCAAAGTGCTTTAGATCATACCATCAATCTTCTTGCCACTGGACTTAACCCGACCAAAGATAGCGATAATTCCGCCAATAGCTGATACTACTGCTCCTATTTGCGGGCTTAATACAGGGGCTACTTGCGCAATAACTTCAGGAAGGTGTTGATACACTAGTGGAAGCAACGAAATAAATCCTCCCCAAATGCTTATTGATTTTACTGCTGGTTTTGAATTACTCATCTGTACACTCCATCTCTAAAAGCGGGGTTTATTACCCCATATTTTTTACCATCTGCCCAAACTTCGCAAAGACAATCTTTCTGTATCCTTTTACATTTTTCAGCTATTAAATACCCCCATTCAGAATGGTAGTATCTATGTCCACCTCCCTCATAAGTACCATAATATGGGGCTTTACTAATTATTTGCCCGTTTCTAGCACGTAACTCAATTGCTTTAAATTTAGGCAACTTTACCCATACAGGCTTCTGATCTTTGCCTTGCGGAGGTGCTGAATGCTGATCAGAGTGAGACTTGTAGATCCAATCTTTAGGAATCTTAGTTTCTCCTTTGTCATTTTTTAGATATATCCATGAGTCAATTTGATTTGAGGTTGGATAAGCCTTTCTACGTGGTCTTGGAGTCTTGTCATTAACGTTCATTCTGCCGTTACATTGGCAGTTCCACCACATAAAATATTCAGCATTACAATAATTAGCTTTATACTGTTCGACATTAGCGTCAACACAATTGGTTCCATCAAAAGAAAACGCATACCTTGCTCCTCGAGGCTTTTGCGTTCCACCATGAAATTCATTTAAGTATCGAGACGAAATAAATCCTTTGTTACCATTGGGAACATTTACAAGTTCATAGTTAAGACCAGAAAGAGCTGAATTAACAATTTCAGCAAATTCCATCCATCGTCTTTCGTCTAATTCATGTTCAGTAACTGGATTCACATAGTGTTTTATTGGATAAGTAAGAAGTTTTCTTATGCGAAGCGCTTCTCTTTTTACAATTGATTTATACTCAGATCCATATTTATGATTATCATTCCATGATAAATCATATCTAATAAAAGTTAGTCGGCCAGTTTTAATAAGTTTTTCAAATGTTGGAATAGAATCTATAAATCCATCAATTTTAGTAAATCCACCCGCACCCCATTCATTTGGATGTTCATCTAAAATCACCTTCGAATAATTGCCTGCAGCTTTATAATCAATTCCGTAGTTCATAGTCTTGTTGCCAACCAACTAATAATCCCAATTACTGTAGGCCAAAGAATTGCTATTACTTTCATTTGTCCTAGGTTATTATTATGTTGATCTTCTAAGATTCTAACAGAAGCTTGTAACTCATCAATAGCCTCTCTATTTTCTGTGAGCTGTGCTACGACTAATCTTTTGTAAAATTCCCAACCTTCTTCTTCTGTCATAATCATTCACCATTTTTTTTAATCTAAGTAACGGCTGCCACTCATCTTCATGAGCAATACAATTAGCAGTCATTTGTTTTAGTACTGAAAGGCGAGATTCCGAAGTTATTGGATCACCTGGGAGTACTAATTTACCGATATAATCTTTAAGTTTTTGTAAGTTGCTCATATATTTTTTTGAAACGTGGAAGTATTTTTTTAAAGAATGTATCTACTATATCTTTTTGATTGACCGACAACTTTTCTCCTTTTTTATATCTTCTAAGAAGAGTGGCTCCAAGGTAATGAGCAGAATAGAGAACAAGTGGGTCATTTGTTCTAAACGCTTTCATATTTTGTTCTGTTAATTTAACAAAGCCCCTAAAGTTTTCTGTAAAATCTAAACCGTCTTTTACCCCTAACGCTTTACGAGTACTTCGAATAAGTTGGAATGCGCCTTGTGCTGTTGATTGTGTAGTAGTTGCTAATGGATTGCATCCAGATTCAATTATAAAACATGCATGATAATATGGATTCGCTTGCACTTTTTCTAGCGTTACAAAATCACCATGTGTAACTGGTTTCCAAGGTACGCTCATTGATAGTCTCTCTCATGTATTGCTGTCATTTTTTCTAATTGAGTTACCATGTCGGTAGCTTCTGACTCATAGTAAGTAGGTGAAGGTACTGTAGTAAGCATTGAGTTTAACTCAGAAAGGGCAGGTACTTCATAAGAGGATTGTGGTATAGGTGTAGAAATTGTTCCATCAGGATATTTATTCTCAAAAGAAGATCCGATGTATTTGTATCGTTCTTCTGGAGATAAATCTAAACTTTGAGCTTTAATGACATCAGCATCATAGCCACTTTGAAGTTTTCCGTTAATCACATTAACACCATGCGGGTTCTGTTCAAATAATTGCTGATTTTGCTGAGCTACTTGACCTACTACCCTCTCTGCTAATGGTTCAGGCATTTGAGCTAGTTGTTCTGGTGCTTTAATAAGGCCCATATTTGCCGCAATAGTTGCTACCATTTTGAGGTCTTGAGCGTTACTCTTAATTAGTGCCCAATTTCTGCTGATTGGCTTTTGAAAATTGTTATTTTTTAATTCTATAAGATATTGCAAATCTGCAATTGCATTACCCTCTCTTTGTAGGGCAACTGTTTGCATTTTTCTATTCGCTATATCAGGCGCAAAACTGCTAAGTAATCGATTTGCTATTCCACTAGTTCCTAATGGGCCACTACCTGGAGGTACTTTCTTAGCAGATCCTGGAGTATATGCTTGTCCAGTATCACGCTTAAACCTCTCCGCCATAGGTCCATATGTTTTTGCCATACTAATTTCTTCGCCAGCTTCAGTAAAGCGTTTAGCGGCTTCTGGTCCAAGAACATCAGATATATGCTGTTTAATTGCTCCATCTAATTGCTGTCTATAAAAACGTAGAGCTTCAGCATATCCTTCGCCTACGGAAGGATTCATTTTTTGGTTAATCCAATATGAATCATCAAATCCCCCTAGATCACGTATGGTGGAGTCGATTTTCATTCTAGCAATATTTGCCTCTTGCGCAGATAATGGCCTACCTTCGGCCATATAGGTGGGACCATGTTCTCCATATGGTTTAGTTGGTATTATATCAAACTGTTCTTCTACGAATTTCCTAGCCATTTCTACGGGTGCATCACCGTATTTTATTCGAATATTATCTAACCCATAAGGACCTTTTGGAGTCTCTATACTTGTAGGAATATCTTTAATATCTATTCCAGTTTTAACTATCGTTCCATTTGCAGTTGCGTCGGCTGCTAACTTTGATTCCGCTTCCGCTACTTTAGGAAGTATTGCATTTCTATCTAAAACCGCTTTGTTCTCAATATTTATAAGATTTTGTTGAAACTGCTCAAATGAACGCCGACCACCCGAAGGATCAACTCCTGCTACTGGATTGGTTCTTGTAAAAGCATCTGAAGCATCTTCCGCATTAGCAATAATATGTCTTTCTTGTGCTGTTACCCTAGAACCATAATCAAGTTTATTAGCGTAAATATCTTTATTATAAGATTGTTCAGCAAGAAGGTCTTCCCTGGACTTGCCAAGTATTTTATTTTTAATTTTAGTTATTGGATTATCAACGTTACTGCTTGCTTTCGAAATAATAGCTTGAAAAGGTGCTTGAGCTAATCCTTCACGTAACTGCTTACCATATTCTGCGCCTGTTTTTTCAGTATCTAGCCCAACATTGGCAAGATAATCAAATCCAGTTTGTAACGCAGGCCCAACAACTGGCAATGAACCAACAGCTAAATCACCAGTTCTTTGAAATATATTTTGTGCAGTACTTCTTACATCTTTGCCTTGAGTTCCTTCATATAAAGTTTCAACTCCTGCGATTCCTGCGCCTATAGGTCCAAGCGAAGAGAGCATCGGATTATTGATTGTCTTGCCAACTACTTTTGCAGCAAGATTAGTCGCAGCATCGAGAGCATTAACAGGAGCTAAAGCAATATCCTTTCCCCATTGGCCAATATTACCAACAATAGAATCTTGACCACCTGCAAGCTCTGAAGCAAAAGTGGGTTCGATAGTTTTAGGAGGAATAGAAACTAAATCGGAATTTTGTGTAGAGTCTTCAGTCTCTATCTCAAAAGTTCCATTATCTGTTTCTATTTGATACTTTCCCATTAGCTTATCCTTTTAACAGAAAGTACTTTACTGCCGTTGAAAGTCCCACCAACTGAAGGGAGAGCGGAGGGTGGCACCACAGGTTCAATAGAAGGTTTGTTCTCCGCTCCTAGTCCTAGTAGCTCTTCATATCCAGACACGTTTTCGCTCCCTGCTTTTGCCGCCTTAAGAACTGCGGAGGCAGAAAGATCCGTTATTTTCTGTAGTTCTCTCATCCTCCCAAGGACTGATTGCATAGTATCTAATGGCCCAATGCTTAAGTACGATTTATATCTTTGGAAATCCGGCTCAGTCATAACACCATTTTCACGAGCATTTCTTACCTGGACTCCAAACAGCTCCATATCTTTTTGAAGCTGACCAAGCTCTGTAGCAGGAAGCACTTTTTCAATATTACGAGTTAAGTAACTTGGATCTTGCTTTGCTAAATTTTCAAGCTTTGAAATATATCTCTCGCCAATGGTTTTTGTTTTAAGAATATCCACCATAGCGGTTTTCGTAGCAGCAGAAGGCGGCATGACATTTCGACCCGACAATCTTATATCTTGGCCAGCTTCTCTCCTCATTGCCTCTTTAGCAGCAGTGATAGCATTAAGCTGAGAAGCTTTTACACCTGAAGGAATCTCTATACCATTTTTATTTGCAAACTCTATTAAATCTTTTGGTATAGCATCTCTATTAGCTGTATAATCAGCCATTTCTTTTTGTGACGCTAAGGATTGCGCATTTTCAGCTCCATGAACTCGAATCTGAGATTCTTCTTTTAAAGGAAGCATTGCTACTTCGCTCTGAACATTTAGTCCAGCATTAATAGCGCTATTAGCTTCTTGAGCAAGTCTATCGGCTTTTTGTTTTTCTATAACTGACATCTTCTCAAGAAGTCCACCTTTGCGTGCATCATCCGCCTCAATACCTTTTAGGTAGCCATTTGCTGCACCAATACCTGCATCAAGGCCTGAAAGTCCACCCGCAAATCCTCCAGTTGGAGCAAGTTTCCCAACATTATAAAGGCCTTCTGGGACTTCTGTTTTACCCATGCTCTTACCCATTAGGTAACCACCTAATGTAGGAACAGCAGCAAGTATAGCGGCTGCAATACCCTGTTGAGGACTTATCTCTTGACTACTATTCAAAGCTTGGTGAAGATACTGTAAGGCGTTTGCTTCCGCTTCGGCACTCTGTTGGCCAAGTTGTTCTCCTCTTTGCGTAAATCCAATACCAGGATCTGGGTATCTTGGGGGCATATATTATTTCCTTACTGTAGTTTTACCACCACCATTAATATTTCGAATAGCTTGTTTCTGAATCTTAGCGGCTTCTTTGGCAGCTTCAGTTGCAAGATTAGTAGCTCCTGCGCCAGTATAAAGCCCGATCTGACTAGCAGTTTCTGCATTCGCCTGACCGATATTAATTTTCTGTCTTTCTAGCTCTTCATTCCTAAGGTCTGCGGCTGTCTTATTATAATCTCCTGTAGCAGCTTGATTTTGTGCAAAAGCTTGTTGATTAAGCAATGAGCTATACTGTCCATACTCAGCATTTCTTCTATTCTGCTCATCAATATTTTTCACCATCAAATCTTGCTCAAGATTATTTTTATTTCTTTCACTGGACATCAAAAGATTTGCTTGTTGAGCAGCACCCGCTGCACCATAAACTTTTCCGCGTGCTTGAGCTTTTGCAAGTTGAGAAGCAGCAGTTGCATAATTTGATTGTTCTCCTCGAAGCAACTGCTCGCGTGATGCTTGGTATTGAGGCGATGTGTAACCACCCAAACCAGATTTCATATTTGCTAACGCTTCTTTTGATGCATCTGAATTTCCAGCATTTTTTAAGAGTGCATTTGCTCTTTGAAGAGCTGCGTCCTGTCCTGCTTTAAAATTACCATTTTCAGCGGAAGTCTCTACTCTCCCAAGAGTACCTGGAGATAGAAACTTATTTATAAGCGCATTTCCGGCTGAGTTGCCTTTAGTGCCATAAAGACTATTTAGGGCTGCGTCTTGTGGCGAATAATTAATTCTTTTTTTTGATGCGGGCATATTAATTTACCTCTAAAAATGCGTTAGTTATGATTCTATTGTTTCCAGCGCTCCAATTTACTACACCAGAGCGTATAAATGTTATTTCATTTGATTTTGATAATCCGTACCAAAGACCAGGTTCAAAAATCGAATTATCCATTACCATACACGCATCTCCTTGTATTGAATCGCTGGTAAACGAAGATAAAGGAATCGTGTAAGGAATCTTGATAACAATATACGGAGAAAGTGGAGCTGCTAAAGTTGCGGCGGCATCTATAGAAAACCAGAAGAATTTCCAAATCTTTAAATATCTAGCTCGATATACAATTACATTACTAGTAGTCATTCCTGTATAATTAACTTGAGGATTGAATGAACCCCAATCGAAAGTATCTTCTACTAGAAATTTAACTCGTCGAAGTAACTGGAAAGCATTGCTTAATGTGCTTTTCCAACTAGACGAAATAGGAAGATTTGGAGAATAAGGAGTACCACTCATTTTACAAAGTCCTCCTTATTATATTCTTCTGTAAACATTATTTCATAACCAGTAATAAATGGTGCAGTTCTAATTGTATTTGTTGTAAATCTTACAATATAGAAATGAGATTTACATTTAACTAGCTTAATATCTTTATAAACGTCTGTTTCGGACAAAAAAGTCACGCTACTAGAAGTGTTATTAGTCCCACCAGATCCAATATACTGGGCTAAAGCACTAGCTCCAGTCTCAACTAAAATAGAAAAAGGCACCCATCCTTCTATAATATAATCATTTGGTAGTGACCAAATCCTGATACGAATAGGACTTTTTAATTGAGCCGGTTCACCAAAATTAATAGGCTGAGATTCAAGTATATAATTAATAGCATTAGTATTATCAATGAAAGAATCACCATCTCCATTACCAGAAGGGGAATTACCATCAAACCTAATTAATCTTCTAAAAATAGTATATGGAGACGTAGACGATAAATGATATAGAGTATCTCCTATCATTGCCATTCCACCAACGGGATCTATTTTAGTAGTATAAGACCTCTCGAAAGTAATAATTTGATTTCGAGAATAATCTATAGCGTATGTTACAGGCTCACCACTAACTTGTGGAATAGAACATATATATTGACGATTGAAGTAATCATTTACAGCTACAGCCCATTTGAAATTATAATTTTGATTTATAAGACGTGCAGATACCTGTCTAAATTTATACGGGTCTAGCAATCCATCTTGTATAGTTACCCAACCGTTTTTGCAAACTCCAATTAAGGCATTGTTAACCCTAACTAAAGAAGCTTGAGAAGAAATACCAAAATCTCCTTCATTTCTTACGTTAATAGAAAATGTTCCACCATCTAAATCGCCAAGAACATCGTAGTAAGCCTTATCTTTAAACACAGCTAATCTATCTATTGTATCTGAAGCAATAGCAGTGATACTGCCACTTTGATTAGATGGAACATCAAAAGAATTTGATGCTGTAGGAAAATATTCAATATTGTCTGCAGAAGAAAAGGCTACTGTATTTGGAGTAGTTGGGCCACGAGCGACAACTAATCCTCCTTGATGTTGACAAACTAAAGTACAAGGAGGAGGAGGATCATGCTCTTTGCCAACTTCAGCATCTATAAATTGTGTATCAACAATAAGATTTGCATCAGTACAGTTGTCGTAAATAATTTGTGCGGCGCTGTAACCATTAAAAGGAATTTCACAAAGTTTATAAAACTGATTTCCTCCAGCTGTAGTTCTAAGCAATACAACAGTAAGCCCAGTGCTAATTTCCGAATCATTGGGAATTGTATAACCTGAACTATCAGCAACTTTAATAGAAGAAGGAGTTGTTGAAGCATCATAATCAGTGCAAACCGTTCTATGTAAGGTACCAAGCGTGGTTCCTAAAGCTCCTAAAGATAATCCTGTTTTCTGAGATACGTTATCTAATAAACAGATAGGATCTCCTGGCTGAATAAAAGCATTCCTCCCGGGAGCAGCATTATTATCATCGACGTAGAAAAACTGACCAGAAGCAGGAGATTCGGCTGTGTATTTATAACAACTTCTTGTTTGAAACCCATGTTGCAAACTATAGTATTCTAGTGCCATTGTAATTTTAGGAAGACTCACGCCTGCAGTCACAGTAATGCTTGTTTCTGAAATAGCTTTCGGAGTTCCCTCAACAATATTTCCTTGAGCATCTATTCTTTTTAGATAAGCTTTGTATTTATATGTACCGGTAAGGACGGAAGTAGCTGTAAATTGCGTTGAGCTAGCAATAGCGATAGGCGTTGGTAATCCAGTCCTAACAACGGTAACACCATCTGTTTTTAAAAGATTATTAGCATATCCAGATGTTCCAGCACTTGAAGTACTACTTGAAGCAATATACAAATTACCCTGACAATTCTCTCCTATAGCAGGAGCATAATATCCAGTACTAGATTTTGTGGACCATGAAGTAAAGCTACTTTTAAAAACAGCATTATCAACACAAGAGTCACCTTCAAATATTAATCTCCAGTAAGGGAATGATAACGTAAGATTACCAGAAGTCGCTGTAGACACCGTAGATATAGGAAAATTAGTCGCGGCTTGACCCATATAACCCAATACAGCGGTGTTAATAAGAGATACTTGCACGCCAACATAGTCAATGGTTGTTCCAGTAGTAGAAATAACAAATCCACCTATTAGTCCTACTCCTGCAGACTGAGAAGCTGTTGGAAAACAAATTAAATCCCCAGCGGAAAAAGTATGTCCTGCATTAACTGTTATTTGATATCTCGATCCATATCCAACGCTTCCAATTAGAGTAGAAGTCTGATTTCCATTTACAATCGCAAATGGTGGACAAGTGCCTCTGGTAGTTCTTGATATTGAAAGCTGTGACAATGCATCGATTGTACCTAGCAACGAATAAATAGTAGTGCATCCACTAATTCCATTCCCTAAGCTAGTATCTAAGATAGAAACTCCATTAGCTTTCAGATTAAAATTAATGTTTGATCCATTTACATATGAATACCAAGTAAATGGATAAGATCCAGAAACATAAGTTGCCGTAATATTCATTGTATCTAAAACCCAGGCATGGGTATTTAGAGCGATCATTTTTTCAATGCTAGAACCATCAGCAACAGTTTTTGTAGTACTAAGAGTACCAGTTTGATTAGGATACACGCCTGAAGAAGTTTGATATTTAATGTCGTACTGATCGTTTGTTCTTAAGTAACGATAAGGAAAAATAGAAAAGAAACCTTCAGTACCAGCAGTAACTTGACATCCTACTCGTCCTCTTAATGAATTACCTACAGAATATTCAAAGTTAACCGCGCGATTTACTTCTCCTGCATCTGGCTCAAGAGAAGAGCATTCACCGCTTATTCCAGCAAAATCTTTCGTGAACGCTTGTTTGAATAGTTTATTAGCCATAACTTAAAACCATTCATATCTATCAGTAGTAGGAATATATTGTATTTCTGAAGTCTGGCTAGCAAGTGCACGAAGGATATCTTCTTCCATCTCTGCTAACTTATCTTTGAATTTTGTATAGTCATTTGAAGAATCAATTCCCATAAGTTCAGTTGCAGCATAGTGAATAAGATATCTTTCACAAGCATCTGGAAGCTGCGAAAAAGTGGTGGAATATTTATTGAATATTGCCACATCACCCACTGCTATTTGAGAATCTAAAACAGTATCATAAATAAATGGAGTTGGATTAGGTGTTATAATATTTGTGCTTGTATTGTAGTTAGAGATAAGAATATTAAAACACTTTCTAATTCCTAAAGGAGAGACAATGCAGCAATACTGCTGCGTACTCCAGCCTGGTGATGTGGTTTCGTATGCATCTGCACTCGAATCAAGTGTTAGAGTTGCAAATTGTGTAGATGTGCCTGTAGTAATAGTGCTAACAAGGCCTCTAGGTATTTCTAGATCATCTAAATCTCTTTCATAAGTAACTCGTATGGATCCAGTCGAAGAAGAAGGTGTGGGTTGTAAAAATATTTGTCCACCTTGTTTATAATACCCCCATGGATATGTAGTTGTATTAGTATCTCTATTAAACATATTCAGCTTTTCCAGCCGAACATAATTTCCAAGCGTGCCGTCAGAAGAGAATTCTATGTTTTCAATCTGTTTATTAAGTAATAGTCTATCAGGTATAGTGTAGGCCTCTTGATTTGCTACGAGAGGGATAATTTGTTGTTTTACAAATATTTTAGCAATATTTTTCTTTGAACAAATCAAATTTTGCATTCTATCTTGAGCATCGTTTAAATACTGCAAGACTTCTTCATTGGAAATCGAATAAGTACCATCGGAATTGGCATTATTCCTTGAAATTAACCTTGCTTGAGAAATAAGAACATCATTGCGGCGCATTTATTTCCCAAATTTAGAAGCCAATATAGAACTCATCATTGCCATAGCAGAATCTTTACGTTTCTTTTTTTTACCATCTGTCTCATCTTCAGCAGGCGAGATTTCTTCACCTTCTGTTGGACTTGCCTTATCTGCAGACAAAAATTCAATTTGAGTGCTTTGTCCATTATCATTAATATCATCATCTTGCTTTGGAAGACTTGGATCTTCGCCTTCAGAGTAATCACCAATACATTCAAGAATCTGCGAAGATAGTGCTTTAATCTTAGAATAGTCTATTTTTTTCATATGTATGGATTCCTAATTAAATTGGTTACATCAATTTTATCGTATCTTGGTGCTGAGGTAATCTCAGCAGGAATAATATCTACAAGCGCTGCTTTTTGCCTTTGTTTTTTATTTTCTGATGCTTGTTGCTTATGTTGACCAGGTCTTCTACCAGGTGAGCCATTATTAGAAGATGTACCAGCATTTTGAGAATCTAGAAATTTCTGAAACTCTGCATTCATTCCTACATCAATTTGTCCATGCTCTTCTCTAATTAACTTTTGTTTTAACGCTTCATTTGCTATTGCTTCTTTTCGAGCCGCATCAAATTTATCGTAACCAGGTATATTTTTATAAAATTGAGCAGCATTAATAATATCTTTTCCAACAAGGTCAGCTTCATTGCGGGATTCTCTAAACTTTGGATTATTCTCCCATTCTTTAACACCAGCGTTTTCAACGTTTATTCCTTGCTTGGCAAGTTCAGCGCGATTTGCTTCTTCTTGATGTGTAGAAGTGCCACCGCCAAAACCAAAGAATTTTTTAATAGGGTTATAAAGAAAAGATGCGCCAAATGTAGGTAACGCGAGTGCTGCTTGTTGCACCGTTGAAAGTTTTTTTCCATTTCCTACTGCTTTTGCACCTTGCAACTGCTGTAACCCTGTAATAGCACCTGCACCAACTCCACCAGCAGAAAGCCCAAGAGCTTCTGCGCCTGCTCCAGTTGCTGCAGTTGAGGCAACGTTTACTCCTTGTTTTGCAGCTAACTCTCCAAGAGAAGGTTTTTTTATTGGTGAGGTTTGTGTGTTTAGTTTAGGAACAGGAGTAATTTTCCCATCGTCTTCGATAAGGAAAGGTATGCCATCTTGTAAAACAATCCTACTCATCTTAATGCTGCAAGCCTTGCAATAATTGGATCAATTGCATTTTTCCCTGTACTAATAGCTGCTTGTGATGCTGCCTCACCACCACGCTGAGTTAATTGACCCCAGTTTTGATAAAGGTTTGCAAGGTTATTCATCTTTGCAATTTGAAGTCCTTGACCACTACCACCGCCTCCACCACCACCTTTACCTGCTAATGCTAATTCTGCTGCTAACTTGTCTTTTGCAGCTTGAATTTGTGCTTCATTATTTTCTTTATTTGCGCCAATCGTAAAATATGTTCCTGCTAATCCTGCGCCTGCATTGATAGCACTAGAAATTAATCCAGGCGTGAAAAAAGATGATTCTGTTTGAGTCGGTACTTGTGTTGAAACAAGATCAGGTAAGGAATTAGTAGCTCCAGTAGCGACAGATCCTAAATCCACTGGACTGTCTCCTGCCATGCTCCATAAACTATCCCAAAATCCCATTAGTTCACCCTGATTACCCCACAAGAAATAAAACCAGTAGTTGAGGCACCACTTGGGCCTCTTTTTACTGAAATTGTCCCTGAATATTCAGCACCAGCAGATCCAAGATTTATACTGAAGGGACGGCTAATTGCTGAACCTGCTGGTAGCGTTATATAGTCAGTAGTTCCACCATCTAAAGAAATCGTTGCATCACCATCTAAGCTTGTAATAATTGTAATTATTACGCCACGTCCCGATATTGGTCCTGAAAGAGTGGTGTATCCTGCAACCACAGATGCAGCTGCTAATCTTCCCTCAGCTTGTATTACTAAACGTCTATTTGATGACATAAATCTCCTTAGTAACTTGATGCATCGTCACTTCCAATTATGAAAAAATTTGTAACGCCGTCTACGTCTGTATTACTGCCAGCAGCATTCTGAGTAAAAATTCTTATTAAACCATTGACCGCGGCCAAATTGGATCTAACTTGCGCTCGTTGAGTTGTAGAAGTTAGAAAAATTGCTGGTTCTCTTTTGAAAATAGCTGTTGCATTAAATGAGAAATCTCCGGTACCATTATCTACTAATGATGTAAAATCGGCACCCCCTGTAGTTGCTCCAATACTAAAACTTGGAGTTCCAGAAGTGTTTGTAATTTGCCCCGCAATTATTCTTGGCTTTCTTTGTGAGTTTTGAAGAATTACTCGATTTCGACCCGCATCGCTTCTACTATCAACTCCAAGTGCCATTATATAAAAATCACTATCTGCTAAAGTGCCACTTGCGTCTGTCATTGAAACCGTCACACTAGATGCAGTTTTTGAGCTTAAAAGAGGACACACAGTAGTAGTTGAAGCATTTACACCTGTAACCATATACACAGGCGTTTTACCAAAAGCTCTTTTCAATGTTATTGCATATACGCCAGTGCTAGTACGTGAAACAGCAAAATCACTTCCACCAATTGCAACTGCTCCTGTAGTTCCAGTTACTTTCCCCCAAATAATTCTTGGATTATTTTGAGTACATAAAACTTTTTGGCTACTTGTAAGACTTAAGTCAGGAGAATCCCATCCATAACAAAATCCTTCACATGATCCTTCAACACCAGATCCAGCGGCATTTAAGATTGAATAGGGAAAAGTTCTATTATTAGAAGTGGTAGAATTATAAGTTGCGTAGCCTCCTAAGCCCACACTTTGCGTAGCAAAATATAATGCATTTCTATAAAATCCTTGTCTTGCTGATAATACTCCTGTTCCCGCAGCAGTTCTTGTTACAGTAAAATCACCATAACCAATATCCACAGTTGCAGTGGATGCGGTTGTAGTTAACTGAAAAGGAATTATTCTTGGTTTTATGTGTTTAGAAATAACTTCGCGTAACATAGTTAGACCTCCAACTTAATGGGTAAATTTTTGTTAAGGGGGCCCCGTCTAAAGGGGCCCCCGTGTAAAATCAACTAATTCTATGCCAAACAAATGGTACGTTCGTTGTTGCTGTTCCGCCAAGTTGTCCCAACGCTTGGAAAACTGCTCCACTCGAATTTATTGTCTGAGTGATATCGACCACCTTACAAGCAGCAGTAGTAGTTCCACCAACTCCAGTTGTAGTTAAACCAGTGGTTAACGAACAAGTAGTTCCAACCATTGCAATCGTTAAAAATTGCCCATGAGAAAGTGCCTGTTGTAAGTTAAGAACGATACCAGTCGTTGACACTGATAAAACAACAACTCCCGCATTGTCATGCGTAATTGTTCCTGTGGTACTAAACGTCTGAACATCAGATGTTGCTTGTCCCCTTGGAATTGGAATTATAACGTTAGCTCCACCATTTGTAGAGTTGCTTCCGGCCATAATTCCCTGAAAGTTTCCAAATTCATAACCAGCAGGATATTGATTTGACGCAATACTCGATGCTGATCCAGTTGAACCTAGTACAGGCAGCGCATTTAACTGAAGCAGCCCGTTTCGATTTTGTACGTAATCATTACTCATAAATATTCTCCTAATCTTTTTCTAAGTCGTAGTTAATCCGGTTATGATTCCATGAGCAGTAGGCATAATTGCAAACTCCCCATATACGGCATAACGTGCTTGCCAAGTATCATTTGTTGGTGAAAGACGGAAAATACTTCCGCCCATCGTTGGATCTTCTACCCATCCACCATCAGGTCTAGCATGAAACTCAATAAAATCTGAATTAAGTGAATAGACAGTATCATCCTCAACAAATCGCTCAGCAATTACAGGAATTGGCCCTGTATCACACATAAACTCAAGAGCTTGGAAACTAAACTTACCTTTCGGTCCGCTATTTCTTGACTCAACAATCATGTAGCGCTTTTGATCCTCAAGCTGATTCAGTAATTTTCTGTACTGAACAAAACTTGTAACAAACATGTCATGGTTTTCACCAAAAGCATATTTGATTTCAAGTGCGCTCTGATTTAGTAAGTCTGGCGTAATACCAACAGAGAGAGAAGTAAGCTGACTTGAAGCCTGCCATCTATACCCGACTGCTACGTTATATAACGTTCCAGAAGTTGCAAGAAGCGCTCCACGAAGTCCCGTTGCATCCTGGTCTTTAGAGTTTTGCATGTAGAAACTACATGAAAGCTGACCAGTAAGTGCAAAAAGAGATCCGTTTGTCTGTTGAAGTGTTACTGTTGCAGTTGTTGCAGAAGCTACAGGGTTTACACCAGTAACTTCATATTCTGCTGTTCCAGCAACAAGTGAAGCATTGACATAATCCTTAGTTTCCCAGTTTGCCTGTTTCCAGTTAACAGGGTTAGCAGCAGCAGTAACAAAAGTTACTGTGTACACACCGCTGGATACTGTAACCGCAGTTGAAGAAGAGCTGATTCCAAGTCTTCCATTTCCGTTAGTAGTAATGGAATCATTGAAAAGCTGACGACTTAAGTTTGCTTGCCATGCCTGAACACCGCGTTTTACGGGTTCTTTAGATAAGCGAACAAATGCACCTTCATCAGTCTGAGAAGCTTTAATTGCTTCATTATCGATCTCGATAATTGCATAGAGCTTCTTAGCGGTGATAAGCATTTTCTGGTAAGCAGTAACGTTAGCTCTAGGAATTGTTCCTGAACCACGACCACCACCAAAAGAGGTTGGTACTGAAATGAGTGCTTGGTCTCCCACGAACTCATCGTTTCTTTTTATTTTTGCAAGAACTACGTTCTCGCTGTTAAACATATCACGCGACATACGGATGTATTTAGTTTTAAATACACCTGTAGCGGTGGTTAGATTATAATTGGCCATTTTGTGCTCCCAAAAAAATTAACGAACTATTCGGCTATAAGCCTTAGGTTGTTTACGATAAAGAAAATCTAAATCTTCCTTATCTATTCCTTTTACGTTTTCTTTCTTTGTTGAGCTGGCCGTAGAATTGAACCGTGGTTGACCGGCTTTTCTGTTTAAGTTCTCAACTACGCTTGGACTTGCAAGTCCTGCGTTCTTAATAAGTTTTACTATATCCTCAACAGTTAAATCCTGACGAGATTCTGTAATTCTTCCAACTTCATCGAGTATGGCTTCATCAGTAATCCCAGCAGACTCTCCTGCTTTAAATACTTTCTCCCAATGTCTTGTGCTCAAAGAATGTGTAACCACTTTCTCAGGCGTTATTTCATCAGAAGTCTTGAAAAGTTTTCCTTCTCCTACTTGATTTTCACTAAGATATTTATAACTTCCCCAGAATTCTTCTGGAGGTAGTCCATGTTGCTTTTGTAAAGCGTCAACTTGTTCTTGGAGTTGAGATTGAGCTTCTGTCAAAGCTTTCTCCCCTCTAAGTCTTTCAGCTTCCGCTTTTGCTTCAGCAGCCGAACGTTTTGCGAAATATGCATCCCGTTGTTCAGGGGTCATCTTCGTATAAACATCTCGAATTCCCTCAAGTTGTTCAAAGTACATCTTCTCAAACTGAGTTACATCTAAATCTGAACTACCTTTAGCCAATTTGGCAAGGGCTCTTATTCCTGTAACAAAATCTCCGCTTTGAGTTGCTTCGATTATCTCACTAATTTTACCCTTGAAATCAGCTTGTCCAGTCTGCCATGCTTTTTCACGGCGGCTGATTTCAGTAATTCTTCTATCCATGTTTCGATTAAACTCTTCTTGTTTAATATGAGACTGGATAGCGTCTTTTATTTTAAATTCTACCTCTTTCCCATTGATCAGTCTTTTTATGGGAAGTTCTTCTAAACCATCAATAACCTTATCATTTTTTGTTGCTTTAGGTACTTGGGGAGTTTCAGCAGGTACTTCTTCGCTAGCTTCTTCTTCTTTTACTTTTTCTGAAACTGCTTCAGATTTTGGTTTTTCAGCTTCAACTTCAGGCTCTGCCGTATATGATTCAAACATATCATCATCATATGGCTTTGAAGTATTTAATGGTTGGGAAACTTGATTACTATCAGAAGTTGTAGCTATTGGTTCAGTAGGTGTTGATGTTTCAGTCGACACAGTAGTTGTATCAGTCATACTATCTTAATTTATCCTATTTGTGGGGAAGGGCTTCCGACAAAAGCCCCTCCATCTATTTGAGCACCATTATCAATAGGTGCGGGATTAATAATTCCACTTGCTAATGGCTGATGTCCATTACCACCAGCATTCATAGTTTGTGGTCCTAAAAGTAAAGGAGCTGCAGGAGTTTTTAATAGAAGAGGAAAGTTAGGACATTCTATCATTAGTCTTTGTGCAAACGCTGGATTACCTGCTCTCATTGGATTTCCCATTGAATCAGTTATTCCATATGCTTTTTCAAACATTAAATATTCTGTAATTCCAAAATGTTTTTCTGCCTCTGCCTTTCTTTTAGGATCTACTATTGCTTTATAATCTCTGCTCTGGAAAGCTTGAGCATGAATTTTCCAATGAGCAATCAAATCTTCTAATTCTGTTGGTGGCGCGACTGGTCTACCAGCGAGAAAATCATCATTTTCTGATTCTGCACATTTAACAGCTCGAGTAACGATATCTTTAAATTGATCAGCAGCAGTAAGGTCAAGGAGTTGAACAAATTGTTCACGCGCAAGAGGCGCTTGAGGATCAAATCTGATTTGCATTAGTTCAACAATTTCATCAATTCTTGCAGATGGGCTCTGAGATAGCGCAGTAGTATTTTCGATTCTGAAATGGAAAGGTTTTGTAAGGTTTGCTGTCTTGAACTGTCGAATTTTATATTCATTATCTCGACCGACTATTTGAATTAATCTCTGATCTGAGTCATCGTAAAATGTTCCTGCTACGGAAAGAGTCATTCGAGCGTTTTCAACAAGACCAATATTATTGTATTTTATTGCAGTAATATAAGCTCTTTTGTCCTCTTGCTCTTCTAACACGCGTAGTGCTTTTGCAGCCCTTACACCACTTGGAGCCTGCCCACGTGACATTGTAAAAACGCCTGAAAGTTTTTCTGCAGTTTCTTCTAGTTTATTCAAATATGTAAAAAGTTCTTGAGAAATAGCATTTTGAGCAAGTAATTGTGGTGGAACTCCACCAGAGTATGAAACAACAGTTGATTCATTTAGAAGCTGTTGCATGTCGCAGCTTGCATCTTGAATTACAAATTTTGGATGAGCGAAAAGTACTAATGATTTATAAATAAGAGAAGCGCATGCATTAATTTGATGTTGTAATGGAAAAAGCTGTTGGAAAAATGACATGCCCCTTATTTGATCCGGTACATCAATATCAGCCATATAGATGTATGGAATTTTTCCATGCTCATAAGGAAGGTCTGTATTTTCAAGAATGCAGTTTTTCGTTCTTTTAATAAAACGACCCTTTTCCATGAACTCATGAGATCGATGATAAAGCTCGTAGACAACAACTTGATTTTTGAGCCGAGACATTTCGGTTCTATAGCCGGTATAAAGTTTATCGGGCTCAGTGTCACATTTTATATCATCAGCTTTATCTGGATATTTTGCTTTTACAAATTCTAAATCTTGAACATACCAACGAATGGACCAATCAATATCTTTTCTATTTCTACAAGGCTGATCAAAGGTATGCCATGGAGCATCTAGTACATAATCAATATCTCCAATGTGTGGAGCTTTCTCCATAAACATTGGTTCTCCAGCATTGTTTAGAACTGGTTGCCCCGCTGAGTCTAATATAGGAACTTTTTTCCCTTGTAGTTGAGCAGCTACAAAGTCTGGATGAATATCGCCTTTTTGTGGATTCCAAAGAATCCACATATAAGACTCACCAAAAATCTTCATTTGACGAGCAAATTCTTGAAGATTGTGATCAATTCTCTGCTCATACCAAATGAAATCTAGAACGTCTTTTGCAATTTTGGCATCATCTGCATCTTCTTGTGGAGCTCTTGCTGGATAGATTGCTACAGCTGGTCTATAACGAGTAAGACGAGATACCCATTGCGTTACAAAATCTGCAAGATGGTTAATAACCACACGAGGATTTCTAGTATTGCCAGCATAACCTTGCCTATCTAGGATACGATTAGCTTGCCGATCTGCCGATAACCACTGAACTCCTTTATAAAGAAGTAAGTTATCCATCTGAGTTTGAAAATAATCACGATAGTACGATTCGCACGCTAAAACAGTGTTATCAAACCATTTTTCAAGGTCTTTTTCGTTTTCAATGTCAGATAATGCCCATAGAGGGGTAATTTCGCGATTCGAGAATTCTAAGTCATCAAAAGCGGATCTATTGTTATTTATGCCCATTTACTGCTTTATTTTTTTCATGTTCCATTGAGTCAAGAACATCTAGCTCTTCGTCAGAGAGAATAGGACGCAAAAAGTCAAAATTTCCCTCTGTAGAAAATATCTTATCAATCTCCTTTCTAGCAAGTTCATTTCTAGTACCTTGCTGCTTAGTCATCATAATTGGTCTAGTAAGGGTTTTTTGTAGAGCTACAACACCAAGATTTGCAGCAGATGCAAGGTTAAAAGCTCTTTCTGCCATTTTCTCAGCAATTACTGCTTTAATATGAGTCTTTTCAAATTTACCTTTTATCTTATCACTTGTTTTTTCTATCACATGCTCTAGTACAATATTTGGCTTTCTTTTAGAAATCCTCCAAAGTGCAAAAACTAAACAAAGATTAATTAAAATATTCAGATAAAAGATCATTTGGTTCTACCCATAAAGAATTACTAACGGCTTTTTCAGCCCAATCTAAGAGAGGAATTTTTTCAGTTTTTACAAGCTGCCTACTGTTATGAATTACATCTTCTGCTTTCTCCATTAAGCTCCATCCAGAGATTTGCATAAAGTATTTTAAACAATCTATAAGATGGTTATTCGAATCAATATAAGAAGCATCTCCGTTCTTATCGATTACAGTTATAAATGATTCAATTTCCCATCTTAACCAGTAACACCTATCAGAAACGACTAAAGCACCTTGTTGTGACATTGCCATTTTAATACGCGAAATGTCAGTTTCTTCGTTGGAAGACTGTTTTCGAGAAGGAGAAAGAGAAAGTCGTTGCCCGCGATGTAATGATGCAATCTCATTATAAAACCAAGCTGCTGCTTCGTCATAAATTCGCTGCCAGTCATTGAGTTGGCTATTAGGATAAAGTTCTTCTTCTTTATTCCTAATTCTATTCCAAATCTGCCTGGAATCAGTTTTGCTTCTATCTTTTTCGTATATTTCATCGAGAATAAAAATTTGTTGAGTAAATGAATTGTAACAAATAAACAGAACTGCAAAACAAGTTGATGTTCCAGGATCGCAAATTGTGTACCATTTAAGTTTCTTCTTATCGTGTTCTAAGAAGCTCATTAAAACTTTATGAGTTCTAACGTGCATAGAATCAGGTGCCCAAGTTGGAAAAACTACGTCTTCACCACCAAATACAGATTTACCTTCGTACTCTCTATACCAGATAGATTCATTTCCAGAAGAAATAAGATTTTTTCGTGTTTTTGCTAATTCTTCTTTATTAATCTGTGGATTAACACTAGTAGGATACTCATGATATGAACGTGAATAATCCCCCTCTTTTATTTGCTCTAAAAGCTGTTTTCTGAATTCAACATAGTATGCGCTCCTTTTTTTAGGAGGAGTGCCAAATATGATAAGCGAAGAACCTTTACCTAAAAGATTAGGTGACATTACTTCGAGATGAAATTCTTTATTATGATTTTGAAACTCATCATAAAAAACCAAATTAGGTTTTAATCCACGATGCGCATTGTAGTTTTCGCATCCATCGACGCATATAAAAGAACCGTTTTTAAATACAAGTCTTGTTTCAGTATCTCTTTCCTGTTCAATATATTCTTTTGGAGGATAATCTTGTAATCGTCTACTAGCCCAATAAATTTCTTTTCCCTGCTTTCTTTCAGGAGTAATTATATAGATAATGAAATTGTCGTTAAGACACGCTGCTGTAGTAGCAATAAAAAGAAGATTTTCAGTTTTACCAGCATTTCTTCCCCATTGAGACATGACTATTCTCATACCTTTATTGAAATAATCTCTCGCTATTTCAATCTGTCCAGCATGTAATGGTCTTTTGTGTACGTTGTTAATCCTGTTATAAATAGCTGTCATTATCTCAGCATGTCTTCCAAGTGCAGATACTTTGCTCTGATCCATTTTTGGTTCATTTTTAGAGGTCATCGTCTGGATCTTTATCAATTACTACAGGTGCAAGTGAAATTTCGGTTTTAGGATAATCGAAAACTGGATCAACTTTACTAAGTTCCTGAAGAGCAGCTCTTGTTTCAATATAACTATGAGTATACTTGTTTGCCACGTTCGCTGTTGATTTACCCTCCTCAAGCCTTAATAACATATTAAGAGATTCAACCACTCTTGTCAGCGCTGTTAAATCTTGCACGCTCCCTATCATAGTGCGTCTAACTTCAGGATCAGACATATCTTTTAGGGTTTCTCTAATACCATCAAGTCCCATGCCTACTATATCTTGCATAACAGGTATTTTTTTAGACCAGATGCTTTTTATAATTGATTGATTAACTTCCTCCTCTTCGATAATTCGATTCACGGTCATTATCTCTAAGTTAGAAACAGCAGAAATTTGAGAAAGCTCAAAACCACGTTCTTTTAATTTAAGAACGGAGCGGACATTTCTTTGCCATTCTGGAGTCTCTTTCCAGTGAACTTCAGGCTTACGTTTTTTTAGTCGTCTTGTCATTTAATAGTAAAATTGAAAACCGTAAAAAATCTTTGTCTGGCAGATGTCCATATCGCTTGTTGATAAATTTTTTAATCCTCTCTGTTATAACTTCGCATAGAGCAACTTTCATCATATCAAATTGGATTTCGATTCCGAAATCTTCATTGTGAAAGTGATTAAACTCAGTAACTAGTTTTTTTAACTCTTCGGTACTTCTAGACACATTGCCTTTTTTGTTAATGTAAATATTACTGCTTGAACAACATTATTATATCTGTGCATCCAAAAATTCCTGGCTATATCGCTTCTCTGTGTGCATTCAGCCTCAACAGAAAAGCTTCCTACAACTTCAAAATCACAGATCATTGGAATTTCAGTAAATTTATATTGCGTTCGCCATTCTTTAGATGAGAAATTAAGTGAACTTTCAGAAATACCGCGTAATGTTAGAGGACTTGTCCATGCATTATTTGAAGCATAATGCGGAGAAGAAAATTTTGCAGTGCCACCAACTTTCAAAAGTCTATAACACTCCTCAATAAACTTCGGTAGATCCTTAACTTTTTCAATTACTCCAGCGCCCTCAATAATATCTACTGATTCATCGGGTAAATGTGCAGTTGTTAACGGCACCATAGTCACTGAACCTTCTTGCGTTTCGGTACCATAAGTAAAATAAATTTTATTATCGCTCATATTTTTACCAAATTGTTGAATTAGATTGATCGTAGTGCCCTACTTTACAGCTAGTATCACAAGCAAATTTATATCCAAGTTTTTTTGCTTTTTGAAAGAAGTATAAATCTTGAGTCATAAAGTTACTTTTATCGTTAACAGTTTTAAACCATTGTCCAAACTCAAATCCTGGGTTTTTAAACATGTCTAAGCGAAATAAAGTAAATCCCATTCCAAGCCCGTTACATTCTTGTAGCGTATCGGGAAGCGGAGTTTGTGGTATAAACGTATTTGGTTCTTTTGGGTCGCCCCAGATCATTGGTGCGCCTCCTTCTCCTTTTATCCAATAAAGACCACCGACAACATCATAATGCTGAATTCCTTTATATAATTTTAAAAGTCCATCAGCTGGAGGAGTATTATCTTCTTCCACAGTAAGTAAATACTGAAATTTACTTAGTGCAGGATTAGAAAGTATTTGAGTAATTGCTTCATTATAAGCTTTTCCAACTTCAAATCCTTCAATGCACATTTTTGCAAGACCTGCATTAGGAGCGCCCATTACATTCATCCAAGAGAATGCAACTCTAGTACTACAAGTTCCTCGAGTAGGAGTTACCCAAATGGTTGATAAGTTCCTATAAAGACCAAGCTCTCCCCAAGCTGCATATCGGGAAGGGCTATTATTTTTACCTTCATAATTTTCTATAAATACTTTGCCAGTCATTTCTTTATCCACAAATCCAAGCAAATACACGTTTTAAGCTAGCAACTACTGCTGTATAACTAATCGGAGCCCGAGTTGGAAAAGTATTATCTTTAAAGCGCCAATTTTGATGTACCGCTGTTAAGTTAAGGCCACCTCGGCCATTAATGCATATCATGTGTTTAATGCTCCAAACATATAACCAGTGACTGATGAGTTATTACTTACATAAGTAACATGACCAAGGACTGTACTCGCCGTACCGCTTGTTGCTGCTGCTGGCAATATTTTTACTGGGCTAAGACCTCCAAATAAATGATCCTGAGCAAATGGACCAGGAGAAGCATGATTAGGAGAAGCAGATAATGTTTCCATACCCCAAATAGTAGCCGCTCCAGTAGCTGCTGCTGTAGTTACTTCAATATTAGAAATGTCTGTAATAGCAGTATCTCCCTCTTCTAATCTGAAAATAAAACAACTATTAGCACTTGTTGCCGCTGATGGTAAGGTCATTGTCTTTGTGCCTATAACAGAAGTTCCATCTTGATTAACATATCCAGCAGATCCTCCTGCTGTTCTCAATCTAAACACAGCTGCTGTTGTTGTTGTTGCTGTTGTAATTTGTATTAATGGAATTAAACTTATTGGCGTTGTTGAGGCACCCATTACAGTTCTAGTGACAGGAAATGTTGCTGTATCATGAGTAAATTGATCTCCTGTTGCCGCCAAATTTAAAGTGCCCAATTTATATAGCAAAACTAAAGAGTGTTGATTTGCAGTAGTTGAGTTCATTGCAACTGCCTGATGTCCAATCATTAGATCAGATGGAGGTGTGGGCGGAGTTGGATATTTAATTAAAGTTGATGGATAAGAGCTACCTATACCATTTGCTCTAATTTGCAACGTAAAAAATCCAGAAGCTGCTGCTCCTGCTGTAATAGTAGATCCTGATGCAATCAATGGAGAAAAGAACCCAAGCCCTTTTGCCATATTCTGAAGGTACTGTGTCCTATTTGCGATTGTCATTAGTTATCTCCAACAGCTCCCGCAAAAAATATAAAATCTCCAGTTAGAACAGAACAAACATAAAAAGATAAAGAATCTCCAGCAGAAAATGGAACTAAAGGAAATGGGGCCTGAAGAAAATCTAAAGAAGTTGCACTCTCGGTTAGTCCACATGCTGTAGCATGTTGAGGAATAACTCCATAAGCTTTGAGAACTCCAGCGCTACCAGTAGAAATAGACATGTTAGTGATTGCGCGAACTCCAGTATCTCCACTTGCTAAATGTGGCGTTAAGAAAAATCCTGTATTTAATGTTGGACTACTTGGCAAAGTCATAGTTGCTGTTTGTCCAGTATTACCATCTTGATCCGTGTAGGTAACAGTTAAAACAGGAGTTGTAGCGGTTAGTGCCGTAGTTGCAACAATTACAGTAAACATAGATGACGTTTGAATTGAACTACCTTCAATAGTTTTTGTCGGCATTGTAGAGCCAGCTGCAAAGCTATTTCCGCTTACTGTAAGAGTTCCTAGTAAGGTTTCATGACCGCCAATTATTGGTACAGATCCGTTGGATACGCAGCTTCGAATATATGTAAAATATGCCGCTGTGACACTACCTCCAAAAGATGGAACTACAATTGAAGTAGGAACTCTACATAAATTTACATAGCCAGAACTTGTAGTAGCACTTGTAGTAGTTGTTTTTACATAAACCATTGCTCTACGAAACATGCCCTGGCCTGTGGCTTGGGAAATCATGTCATCAAAAGAGCGTAGTACATTCCCCATTTTAAGAATCTCCGATTACAAACATACTTCCGCTCAAGGCTCTAGCTGTGGTTGTAGTACCACCGCTAGTGGTTATGTAGAGAACCTGCGCACCTGCTGGCAAGCAACAGAAATTAAAACAGCTTGTAATTAAATTTTCTGTATATAAAACTCCATTGCCGTCGCTACACATCATAGCAATAGGTCTTATTCCCCAAAATTTAATTACACCTGTTGGAGTAGTTCCACCTGTTCTTGTAGCAGTAGTAATATCTCTTACCCCAATATCCGAACCATTTAATCCTAATGTTCCCATTGTATGGATATTACCGTTAGTGGTTGGGAGAGCGTAAGTTGGTCCAGCTTCTGCAGCATTTCCATCTTGATCTATATAAGTAACTTGAATTGATCCTGGTGTTGCGTTTAATGCTGTTGTTATCTCATAAAATACTGGGCCATAGGTTGCACTAGATACTCCAAGTTCTGTTTCTGTAGGCATTGCTGAGCCATCAGTAAATGTTGGTCCTGAAATATCTAAAGTTCCTAAATTAACAGCTTGGCACACGAAAACAGGAAATCCAGTTGTTCCAGATGAGAATTGTCCCGATATTGTTGTAGGAATATAAGATGTAACCCCAGCCGGAAAAGACGGAAAGGTTCTCATAGTTGCTAAGTTTACATACGAAGCATAATTACTCGACATCAAACCAGTTGTTGCTTGAGTCTCACCCCAAAATGGTTCATTTAATGTAAAGTTTCCACCAACTCTATTCACTAGATCATCATATGATGCAACAGAAGCCATTATATTATCCTAGTAATAATATCTACAAACTCATAAGCATCTGGAATTTCCGCTGCTATCGGCACGGCGACAAATTGATCGTTATCATCATCCCAGAATACAATACACGGAGCTGGAATACTTAAAGTCTGTTCAAAATTCTTGTCCTTCCTAGACTTTCCAGAAAGGACAAGTTCATTCTGTTCGTTCTGGCTAATCGAAATATTTTTTGCCCTATTTTTATTAGCAGACTTTTTGCCCATTATGCTACATCCCTAATTACATGTACTAATTGATACGTAGAAGGAATCTCTCCATTAATAACTACAGAAACAAAATTTCTAGTTTCAGTATCAAAAAATACTATAGTTGAAGCTCCGCTATGCAATGTTTGTGCAAACGGAACGTTATTTCCATCACTTCCAGCTAGCTCTAACTCATCAGCTGAGTTAATTAGCGTTGTAAGTGATGTAAAGTTGTGGCTCGGTACAGTTATTAATGTTTTCAATTTTTTTCTCCATTTTAATAAAAAACTAGCTAAATCCATATTACTTAGTCACTCGTAAAGATATTGTTACTCTGGTAACTGTTGCAGCAGAATCGACATTAAAACGTAATATATCACCAGCAGTAATGCTTGTTGTCCAGCCTGTTAAAGTTGCATCTTGAGATTTTGTGGTGGCCGATATTGTAGGCTTTGCGCTAGCTGTAATTGTATCAGCTCCAGTTGGTGGATAATTAGCATAAGTATCTTTCCAAATATCAACAACAATAGAACCTGACTGATCAGCAAGTAGCGTTACTTGATTAATCGTACAATCAAAAGGAACTTCAATATCTCCTTTAATTCCTGTCGTAATCGCACTTCCACCACCATCAATTACAAATGTTAGAGTTTGAGTAAGAATCCTAGTATCTAAATCGAGTGTAGGATTACCACTAACTCCATCACCATTACTAGCTGTGATATGATTTGTAGTTCCTGTAATTGTCCTAGTTGTCCAAGTACTAGCAGCTGTTCTAGCCGTGAGACCAGTAGTTGATAAGCCTTCTACGGCTGATAAATCATCAGCTAATGCAAAAGTGGGATTACCAGAAGCTCCAGTTGGATTAGTAATAGTTATTCCTGCTGCTGGAGCTGTTAATGTTCTAGGAGTAGCAACATTGGACGCTGTTCGCGCTAGCATTCCATTACTTCCAGGATCAGCTAGTGCGCTAACATCAGCAGCTGTTACGGTGCCCAGATCAATAGTTGGATTGCCAGAAACACCATTGCCGTTAGTTACAGAAAGCTTAACTGAACCTGCTGTTAGTGTTCTACCTGTAAAAGTATCAGCTGCAGTCTGAGTAATTAGTCCATTAGTATTGTAAGCAGCAAGAGCAATAAGAGTAGCATCAGCAGATTGATAATCGGTATTTGCTACTGCAGTGCTCAGCGCTCCTGTAGTAGTTGTCACCTTTAACAATCCAGTACTTAAAGAACCAGTAACGTTAGTGATAGATTTCTGAAGATTATCAAAAGTAATTTTTTTGCTGGCTGGCGTTCCGCCTGGATCGTCAACAAGATACAACAAATCGTCAGTGGTTGCTGATGTATTTGCTGTTAATGCTGTAAGTTTTGTATCCGCCATTTTATTGTAATGTTAATATGTCACCATTCTCCAATGCAAAATTATCACCATTTTCCATCAATAAATGACTAACTACTGGAGTCCCTCCACCAATAGCAACCCAAGCTCCGCTAGTATAAACATACAAACTTCCATCGCTAGTATTATAATATAACCATCCTTCACTTGGGCTGCTTGGAGCACTAGAACTTGTGCCTCTGTATAAATCATTCCCAAAATTTACAGAAATCTGACTCATTATCTACCAATTGTAATACTAATCTCTCCGCTCGTCGGTACACTACTAGCATATTTAACACGAATCAGTCCCTTAGCTATTCTCTTTGAATTAGTTCTTCCATCTAATACAAAACTGTTCTTAGCAGGTAATCGTATCTCAGCTGTAGTAAATTTAGATGGTACTTCTAGCACTAAACTAGTATCGCAACTATTAAAAACAAACATCATATCAGCATCATCAGTCATAGTTACTAAAGTTTGATAAGACGATGTAATGGAAGTACCAGCCAAATAACCATAATTGTTAAACTCGATATGCTTAATGCTCACTTTCCCATCCTAATCTTCCATTCTGATTCGGTCTCTATTTTATTTTCTTTGGTTTCAAATGGTTCAGTAGCTTTATGAATTTCAGGATCTCTTAATTCTTTATCAGTTAAAACTTCCTGATACTTTCTAAACACCGCTTCTACTGCATGAGTTATTTCAATAGCATTTTGTTTTAACACTCTTGCATCAAGACTCTGTCTCCCATCACGGGCAGCCAATCCCCCTAAGATATCTTTAACCGCCTGACTCCGTGCATAACCAGATAAGATTTCAGTAAGACCACCGCTAGTAAGAAATGTAGCAATGTCATTAACACCCTTAGCAAGAGAAGTAAGAGCTTCGGTTTGTCTAATAGCAACCTCTTGATTTTTCTGCTCTATAGTAAGATTTTTAGAACACTTGTCTTGCGCAATAAGACAAATATCAGAAACATCAGTCATATCTTTTGGATCATCCATCAGCTAACACTATCCCCTTTGATTTACGTAGGCAGATATTAATTTCTGTCCTACACTTCTCACATCCAATTGAAACTACATCTACATTGTGAATTAAAATCATCGCTCTATCCGGATGTTTTTTACACGTAAACCTTCCCTCACCTACACAATCTTGCTGTCTAGGTTGGTAGGTAGCATCACCACTAGCAACGCTACCAAGTTTTACGTCCATAGGAAGTACTAATCTCTGAGAACTACCACACTTAATACACCCCATCTCAATGCGTCTGTTATCCCCGTACATCCAACACTCAAACCTATGGCCTTTGCACGTTCCGCAAGTAAGATGCCCTTCAGGTAGCTTTGTTACATCCAGCCCATTACCTAATACCAAACTACTACCCAGAGGCATGGCTACAGGCTTAACCACTAATCTCTTATCAGGATCTACATTAATGAGAGGCTTTTCCTCTTTAGGAGTCATTCTCATGGAGTAACACCCGATCTATATGTCTTCATACCTTTATTACAAAAATACCACCCCAGTTAGTAGGCTCACATATAAACTCACTGTAGCTCTCTACAGGACAGGTATCTTTAATCTCATCTACAAACTTTTTAACCTCACATCCTGTCTCTTTAGGATGCTCACAAGAATCATGAAACCCTATCAATCCCCCTGGAGCTACTAAATGCTTATAAATTAAAAAATCACTCTTTACCCCATCGTAAGAATGATCACCGTCTATAAACAGAAAATCGATCTCATCCCCATCTAATACGTTCTCTAACTCACTTAAACATGTAGAATTTTGCGAGTTGCCAGCTATGTAAGTAAACTGCGCTGATGTATTCTCAGCTACCTGTGCAAACCTTTTTTCAGTCTCCTCCTTACTAGAACCGCCCCATGGACCAGAAGGTAAATCTATCGCTATCAACTTCTTAAGCCCTGCTAGTTTTGAAAATGCCCAGGTACTACCACCATTACCCACTCCTATCTCAACAATAACTTTAGGCTCTCCCTCGCTAAGTACATGAAGCAATGTGGCAAATTCTGCCATCTTCTGTAGTGCTCCAAAGTTATTTATAGCTATAGCTGATGCTTCCATCGGTGTTATTTCTAAGCTCATTATTTTCTCATTACTCCCATTTTAAAAATGCCCTTTCTGCTGTTATCTTATTAACTACTGGATCTACCGTAAGTAGAGGGTCTTCTTTCACTACCTCACTTGCCCCATCATAAAATCCACCAATATACGCATCCCTTCTGCAGTCTCTCACCATGTCCAATATATGATCTAAAAACCCCATTGTGAGCGAATCTCCATAGAACTCATCAAATCCTATCTTAGGAGCTATCGTAGCTTTTAAATACTCTTCAAACGGACGCTTCCAACTTCTTAATTTGCTACTCATTAGGATTAACTCCTCTTAATAATCTTTTAATAAATTCTTGCGCGGTAATCCCTAGTTCTGCTGCCAGAACACGTAGTTTTCTTAGCTCTTCTGGTGTCAATCTTATCTGCAAAAGTACATAAGGCCCTTTATTTATTCTGTCGTACGTTTTTGTCACAGTAACTACTAAATACATATATTTGTATGTTTTTGTATAGAAAAAATTTGAAAAAAATAGATGCGAGGGGATCGGAGACCTAGGCCAGTACGTCTTGGTGTCCTATAGGGTGGTAAGATACGACTGTCTTTTAAGGCGTTAGGTGACACATAGGATAGCTTTATAAACATGACAACCCCCTAATATTAGTTCAATGGAAAACTAATTCTAGTGAACTAAAGTTGGTAACAATATAGCTATCATTTTCAAGGCGGGTCACTTAAATACTAATTGAAATATTTGTCAGAATACTGAAAGGTAAGTAAGTTTACTACCCCAAAACAGCTAACTTTCCTTACTTTACTTATGGCGAAGAAACCCTTTCTATACTTGAATAAGATACTACTGTACAAATGTTGAACAGTAGCTGTACAGAAGTTGAACAGTTAGCAAGTTTATATCCTGTAAGAGATCCTGTGTTCCGCTAAAAGAACTATATAATAAGTATCAATGCTATTATAACTGCTATAGTTATAGCTGCTCAATCGTGTTCTTTTTCTAGTATCTTCCAAAACTGTTCAGCCGATAATCCTGAAAGGTTTTTGAGTTTAATAAGCACATGAGTTTGGGCTGTTTTGGCTGTTCTTTCTAAATAATTATACTGGGTTTGAGAAACGCCTAATTCTTTAGCCATTCTATAACAAGTCCAATTTAGTTTTTCTCTAATGGTTTTAAACGCTTCCATTTGATGGCCTATCTTCCCTAAAATTTTTTATTCTAATAGAAATAAATTTAATACTAAAGCTTTACAGACTACATCCGATAGTATATATGTATATAGAGTTTAAGTAAATACTGTTGTTAAATATAGGACGAAAACGGAGAACCATATGACTGACTATTTCAAGCTCGCAAAAGAGCTATCAGAGAAGCAAATCACGATGAAGGTAGAGACTGTAGACAGTGTGATTAAGCAGATTAAAGAGCTTAGAGCTGAGCTTAATTATCATGAGCAAATAGCTTTAGAGGAAGGAGTTGTTAAATGCCCTATATGCGGAAAGGTTAGATACGACATCGATTCTTACATGGGCTACCACAGCGATGCTGAGTATTGCTCTGACAAATGCAGAAACAAGGGTGATGAGAAGATATTAGCTCAGAGAGAAACGAAGCTTTCGCTATAAAACTATTACGATCACGAGAGGTAATTTTATGAAGCTAGATGAACTCGCAACAGCGCTTAAAGTAGCAGAGCAAGCCCTTAAATTCGTAAGGACTACTCTGGATGATGCAGCCTTAGAACTTAGCCAACTACAGAGGTTATATGAAGAGGCAAACCGGATCGGCGTTAATGGAAACGGCAATCGTTCTACCAGTATGGATAGTTCTATTCATAGGGACGGTAGAGACGAGTTTTATAATGAAGGAATACACAGCAGTCAACCAAGCAGCATATGAAGCTGTAAGGGCAGGGATGCGCTCACAATGTGCAAAGGAGAAATGTGACATGATAAAAGTACTACCATTTGAAACAGGGGCTAAGGAATTTGATGAGTCGGTTAACGCTATTGATTGCCTTAACGACAACTCAAAGCCGGACTGTGGTCGAATAATAATGGCTTGGAATGCATTTAAGGTATTTCAGTCGATGAAAGTTAGGTCCGAGAAGCCAAAAGTAAAAATAGAAGTAAATGGTGAATATGCGGTTGTAACGGTATTTGCAACTTACTTACCAGTCTTTGAAAGCTCGCCTTTTTCAAAGTTTGAAATACACAGAACAGAAACAGACCCATATGGGCACACAATAAAATAATAGGAGTTTAAATATGGAAAATGGATTAATTAATTTTGAAGATAATAGAGTTATTGAAACCCTTAAGCAGACGGTAGCTCAAAACGCCTCACCTGAAGAGTTTGCGATGTTTACGCAATTTTGTAAGAGCACGGGGCTTAATCCTTTCAAAAAAGAAATATGGTTTATAAAAGCGGGTGGCCGCGTACAGATAATGACGGGGATAAATGGCTATCTAGCTATAGCAAACTCACACCCGCAATTTGATGGGATGGAGGTCGATGTAGAGGTTGCTCAAAACGGTAGGCCATTAAAAGCAGTTTGTAAGGTTTATAGGAAGGATAGGAGGTTCCCTTCTGTCGGCATAGCTTTGATGAGTGAGTTTGAAAAGCCAAGTCCAATATGGAAACAAATGCCGTCAGTGATGTTACAGAAGGTAGCTAAATCAATAGCACTTAAAGAAGCCTTCCCTCAAGAGTTAAATGGGCTATATACCGAAGAAGAAATGCCAAGAGAGTTTTCAGCTCCTACTGAAATAAGAAAAGTTGAGCCTACTCCATTACCAGAACCGATCAAGTACTCAATTCCTGAGCCATTAACGAGAGAGCAAGAGCTTTATTTTGCAAAACGCGGAATCACAAAAGACGATTCTACTGGATATTATATGTCTTCCATCGATTTAGGGCCCAAACTAGAAGCTTATAAAGTTAAGCCTACTAATTGGGAAGATGAAGCTAAAAAGGCGCAAGAAAAAATTAGTAAAGAGATGGAGGCTGCATAATGGCTACTCTTTACGAACTAAAAGGCAGGAAAAGAGAGATTGAGATCGAACTTCAGCATACTGATGATGTTGATCTCAGATCCGCTTTAATCGATGAGCTTGATTGCTTAGCTGAGAACATAGACGAGAAGCTTAACGGCTACTGTGTTGTTTATAGGAATATCGAAGGTGAGAAACTCGCAATTGAGAAAGAGATCGAGAGGCTAGAGCACCTATACAATCGATTATGCTCAGTTAACATTTCACTTGTGGAAAGACTCTCTAAGCTTTTAGGAGTCGGTAACAAGTGGAAGAACACACTTCACTCGATCTCTTGGCGAAAAAGTACGGCGGTTAAGGTTATTGAGGAGAAAGTGATTCCACCGGCATACATGCGAGAGGTTTTATATTACGAACCTGACAGAAAGCAGATTCTTCAAGACTTGAAGTCTGGTGCTTCTATACCTGGTACTGAGCTAGAAGAGCGTCAAAATTTAGTAATTAAATAAAGGAGGAGGTTATGAAAAAGGTTAGTTCAAAGGAGGTTGCGATCGCGCTTGTAAATAAAATGATTACTTACGAGCAAAAAATCGACAACAAAAAAACTAAGAATGAGGCGGAGAAAAGACATATCAATTTTCTTCGTGCATTAAGAAATTTTAAACATTAAATGGAGGAAAAAATGGAAAGGTTAAATAAGATTGTATTTGGAATGCTTACTGTAATCATTACAGCACTTTGTATGAGCGCCTGCTCTTTTAAAGTAGAGTTTGGTTATCATGGCGAAACAGGAAGAGATGACAGAACACAATCTCAACTAATTAAGCCTATTAAAGTGCAGCAAGATAAGTACTAAACAACTCGGCGCGTGAGTCCCCCGCGCCTTTTTTTTAAAAAAGGATTTTTATGCAATGGAAATCAGCATTAATTGTTTTAGCGGGAACATTTGTGATCGGCGGAGCCGTTACCATATTTTCTTATCAAAAATTAGTAGAGTTTTATGAGAAAAAAAGAGTGGAGGTTCTAGAGAGCATGATTCAAGAGGATTTATCTAAAAAACCTCTTGTTGTAGACATGAAAGACTTAAAAAAAATGCTCTCTTCAGATTTACCACGAGGTGACTTAATTAAAGCGCTATGGGTGTTGAATGTTAAATATGGACAATGCTCTAGCGATATTGAGACGATTAAACAGACTGTAATGTACGGAGGAAATTAATATATGAATAAAGTATTCTTATTAGGCAGATTAGGGAAAGATCCAGAACTTAAACGTTCTCAATCAGGAACAGCTTTCTGCAACTTTTCAATAGCAACAACGGAAAGGAAAAAAGAGGGCGATGCTTGGGTTGAGTACACAGAATGGCATTCTATCACGACCTTTGGAAAGATTGCTGAAAATTGTGCTCAATACCTTAAAAAAGGATCGCAAGTTGCGATTGAGGGCTCTATACGCACTCGTAAATGGGAGAATAAAGATGGTGAAACTCGGTACTCAACTGAGATAGTTGGCTCTACAGTAGAGTTTGTAGCAAATAAAAATGCCATTAAAGAAGATGATTCTACTAAGAGTGTGAATAAAAAAGAACAAAATCAAACTCAACTAGAACTTGATGATGTTCCTTTTTAATGAAGCATTTAATTTAAGTTGAAAAGCTGATTTAAGTAATGTACAAATATTTATTATTACTGATGTGGTAAAGAAAACCCGCTTACTTAGAGCGGGTTCTCAAGCATCAGTTTCAGCCAAACCCTGAAATGATACATTTGAAACAAAAACTATCAAAAAGCCTTTCGGCAAACAACAAAAAAACTTCAAAAGAAGAAGAAATTCTTTGGTGCTATCGCATTGCTGAATACCTTTCATTTTTCAGCTTTAAAGGCGCACTAGTTTGTTCACTAATTAGGAGGATGTTTAAATGAGTAAATCTCCAGCATTTCAATTCTATCCAGCTGACTATCTCTCAGATAGGAAAGTTATAGTAATGACTCCATATCAGAGAGGACTTTATATACACTTATTGTGCATAGACTGGCTCGAGGACGGATTCCCAGAAAAAGATGCTCAAAAATTATCAGGATGTTCACCTGACCAATGGGAACAAGATGGTTTAAGTGTGGTTGAAGGGTGCTTCAAGAAACATCCTACTAAAGAAGGATTTTTAACTAACGAAAGACTTTGCGAAGAGAGAAAAAAACAAGCGGAATGGAGAAAAAAATCTACACTAGGAGGCAGAAAGAGCGCATCTAGGCGGAAAACATTAGCAATATCAAAGACTTCCAAAAGGAAGGGTGGTTCAAATTTGGTTGATACCAAAAAAGAACCAAAGGTCAACTCTTCATCTTCATCTTCATCTTCATCTACATCTACTAATATATCTACTAACGTAGATATCCCCCTTACCCCCTTAGGGGGAGAATTTATATTTCCAGTCATGTGGGGCGAAAAAGCTAAAAGCGCTTTGGAAAAATGGAAAGAGTATCGGATAAGCATCAAAAAACCATTAAAACCCCCAACTCTACAAGCGCAAATCGATCACTACGCAGAAACGCCCAAGACCTTCGTAGCCCTTGTAAACAGGGCAATTATCAACGGATGGCAGGGACTTAATTCACAAATACCCATCGCTGAAGGAGCAAGTAACGCTAAGTCTCCACCGCGAAAATCTCAGAATTTGTTGAATCAGGATCGAAGCGTAGACGCGGTGCGTACAATTTTGGAGGAGTGTGGACATGAAGTTGGAAGAGATGAGTTTGACATTGGGAAAATTTAGTTTGGTGTTTCCAAACTACTCACTTTCTCCCGAAATAATTCGTTTGTGGTATGAATTATTTTCTAAAGAAAGTTTGGAACATTTTTATGCAGCTATGTTGGCAGTCATCAAAGAAGATGGGAGAGCCTTTTTCCCTACACCTGGAGAAATTTCAGCGGCGCTTAGAGTTCTAAAAGAAGGTTATATTCCAGCGGCAGCGGAAGTTTGGGAAGACCTTTTGAAAATAGGATCTACTGGTAAAAATAACGATTTAGAAAATTATCTGAACGGGAATTCAGTTGCAAGAAGCGCTCTATATCAAATCGGTGGTATTAACACTTTGCGTTATGCCGACATCGAGAAAGAACTTCCATGGCGCAAAAAAGATTTTATTAAAGCTTATGATGAATGTGCACAAAGAAATTTAGTTGCTAAGCGAGTAGAGATTTCACATACAGAAGCATTAAGAGTTATTTCTCAAATACCATCATCGTCATCGATAGGTAAAATTAAAACTAATTTTAATTCTATTGATTTCAAATCTTAATTTAAAAAAATATAAAACCGTAAAACAAATTTTTAATGAACAAGGGATACCATATGAGTAAACTAGAACTGATAGAGGCAATACTAGGAAATAAAAGTGAGAGTAGTTCTTGTGGAGGAGAACATCTTTCTGATCCACAAGGTGAAATACGAATTGTTATTTTACATCGAGGTTGGGTTGTTGTTGGAAGAGTTTTTCAATCTGGCTGCGAAGTTAAAATCAAAAACGGTGCGGTAATTCGTGTTTGGGGTACGACTGGCGGACTCGGAGAGCTTGCGGAAAAAGGGCCACTCGCTTACACGAAACTCGATAAACAATCTACCACTATGATTGTTCATGAAGCTGCAATCATAGCGCAGCTCGAAGTATTACAATCAAAATGGATCCATCTATGCAAATAGATATCGAGTCTTTAGTTAGCATCACCGGAAATGGTGGCTATAGCGACATCTTGGGCAATGGCTGTGGCTATGGCTATGGCTATGGCTATGGC